AGTGCGGTGTCGTTGGCTGACGTCGATACCGCACTGCCGATCCCCGTGGCCGGCGCTGCGCTGGTCTGGAATGAGGATGGCACAGCGATCGTGAATGGCGTGCCGACGGAAAGCCTCGTCGCGCTCTCGGGTTACATGGCGAACGTCATTCAGGCAGCGGATGCGGCCGAGGTGCTGGGCGATCTGGGCGTGTCCGCGTTCGCGCAGACCATCCTCGACGACGCAAACGCCGCCGCGGTCCGCACGACCATCGGCGCCGCTTCGCCCATCGGAACGACCACGAACGACGATGCGGCGGCCGGCTACATCGGCGAAACCATCGAGGGCGCGCTGGCATCAGGGTCCGCGACAGCACTGGTCACCGCGACATCGAAAAATGTGCTCTTCATCCCCCTGACGGCCGGTGACTGGGATGTCGGTGGGCAGGCTGCCTTCACGCTGGTCAATACCTCGACAATCTGGCAGGCCAGTATCAGCCTGGTGTCGGCGACACAGGACGCGGCGAACCGGGTGTATGAGCGAGTCGGCGCCGCCGGCAACCTGATTGGGGCACGGGAGTCCGCTCTGCCCATGACGCGGATCAAGCTGAATGCGCCGGCCACGGTCTATCTCGTGGCTGAGGCGACCTTTGCATCCGGATCGAACGCGGCCTATGGCCGACTGATCGCGCGACGCCGCCGATAATGCGACCTCGAACACAGGCTTTCACGACACAAGGGCAAACCATGAAACTGTTTTTCGCTGCCGTTCTTTTCTTCCTTTCAGCCTTTGCGGCGGCTCAAGTCGAGCAGTCGCCGCAGGAAATCCACTTCGATTACCGCGTGAACATGCTGCAGGGCATGGCCGAGGGCGCCGGCTACGGCAAGACCGTGCTGATGGGTGACTCGATCGCGGAGGCGTTTTTCTGGAACTCGACGGCGTGCGGGGCGCTGATCAACGCCGGATCAGGCGGTGCCAACACAGAAATGCTGCACGCCCGTGTCGCGCGGATATTCGACCTGACGCGCCCTGCTGTGGCCGTGGTGCCGATCGGGATCAACGACGCACACGAATGGACGGACCTTGCCGACTGGAAGCGGAAATACAACGGCATCGCCTACCTGATGTTTCAGCGCGGCATCACGCCGGTGTTCGAAACGCCGCTGCCGGTGGAGCAGGGGAAGCCTCTCGGGGCCGACTACTTCGATCAGGCAGTGCTGCTCGAAATCATCGCGCACATCCGCGCCGTCGCACGCAACTACGGCGCCGTGCTCAATGACCAGTTCGCCACGTTCAGCGACGCCGCCGGCTATCTGCCGGCCGGCAGCACGCTCGACGGTGTGCATCCGACTGGCGCGCTCTACCGCGTGATCTACACACAGCGGCAGGGGGCGATTCGGCGGGCGTGGGCGAAGCGCGGGGTGAGCTGCTGATGATCGACCCTCAACATCACGACTGGTGGATGACCACCATCCTGCTCGTCATCCTCGCCATGTGGGCGGGGTTCGTGAGCTACCTGCGCACGCTGGTCAAGGGGCAGGAATTCCGGTGGCTGTGGTTCGTCAGCCACATGTCGTCGAGCGCGCTGGCCGGGCTGATCACCGCGCTGCTCTGTGACCAGTACGACGTGACGATTCAATGGACAGGCATCTCGTGCGCGCTGGCCGGGCACATGTCCGCCGAGGCGGTCAAGGTGTTCGAAGATCGGCTGCGGAAAAAAGCGGAGGCGCTCGAAACATGAACACAGGCATCGAAAAATTCGACGCGCGCAGCCGGCGCAACCTGGCCGGTGTGCATCCGGCTCTGGTCGCCGTAGTCGAGCGCGCCAGCGAGATCACCGCGGTGCCGTTCGTTGTCATCGAAGGCATGCGCACGAAGGCGCGGCAGGCCGAACTGGTCAAGGCCGGCGCGAGCCAGACGCTGCAGGGCCGTCACTTGCACGGCTTCGCGGTTGATCTGGCCGCGATCGCCGGCAATGAAATCCGCTGGGACTGGCCGCTGTATTTCAAGGTGGCCGATGCCATGCAGCGCGCCGCCGATGAACTCAACACGCCGGTCATCTGGGGTGGATCGTGGCGCAAGTTCAAGGACGGACCGCACTTCGAGCTGCCGAGACTGACCTACCCGGACCCGAAGCCGTGAGCGCCGATGTGGTGACCATGTTTCCCGGCGGAGCCTTTTCGCGAGAGCAGATAGCGGCTGTCCAGCAATTCGAAAACCAGCTTGCTCAGGCGGTCGAAACAGCGAAGGGCACGCGGGTTCCGCAGGGCTTCATTGTTGCGCTGCTGCACGCTTTCGCCATGCGCGAGACACAGGATTTGATGTGATCGTCGGCACCTTCATCCGCGCGCTGCCCGGCTGGGTCATGTGGCTGGCGCTTGGTGCGCTGGTGGCGGTCTCGGCGGGCTGGGGCTGGGTCAAGGGCGCCGCCAGCGTGCAGCAGGACTGGGATGCCGAGCGCGCCGCACAGACCATCACCGTCCTGCGCGTACAGGCCGCCCAGGCTCAGGTCACCGAGCGCGTCGTCACGCAGTACGTCGACCGGGTGCGCGTCGTGCGCGAAGCGGCCGAAACCATCATTAAAGAGGTGCCCGTCCATGTCCCCGCGAAATGTGATCCTGATGGCCGTCTGCCTGCTGGTTTCCGCTGGGTGCACGACGCCGGCGCCTGTAACGGTCGTTGCCCTGCCGAACCCGCCGCAGATCCTGATGGAGCCGCCACCGCCGCGGCTCGAACAGATCCCCGGTGACCGCGACCAGCCCGTGACCGTCACCGCCGCCGCCAAGACCGTGGCCACGAACTACGGCACCTACCACCTGATCGCCGAACGCCTGCGCGCCCTGCAACAGTGGGTACGCGAGCAGGCAGCCCTGGGCAATGCTGCCGGCAGTCCGTAAAGCGCTTGCGTTCGCTGAGGTGCTGCGCCGAAGCGGCTTTCGATCGTTCGAGGCCCGCATCATCCTGATCCTCGCCGCAGCGTTATGGCGCGAACGCGGAAAAACGAAGCGCGTCCGCCGTGACCGTGACGGCTGGCGACAGGTCGCCTCGATCGCCATGGAAAAGCCTGCCCGCCCGGAGTAGGTCGCGGCGTAGCTTTTCAGATCATCAGCCCGGAAACCCTTTACCAGCTTGACCAACATACTGCGCCATCATCGGTGTAACGCCGCTGGCCGATGCCGCTGCAAGCTGTTGATTTTCCACCCGCGTTCCTCTGAAACCGTGTCCGGTCGCTGCTTTGCTGCCGACCGTGAGCGGTTCGGCCGATTGTTCGGCACCTATCCCCACGCATCCGCACTTGCTGTTTTGGCGTAGGTTTTCGGCGTACCATCCGCGAAAGTTACGCCGGCACCCGTCGGCGCGCACCGGGAAACCTACGCCAGATGTTCGACGCCCGCGCCGCGAAACAACTTCAGCCCGGCACGCACCTTACCATTGAGGGCTGCCCGGGGTTACGCCTGCAGGCCACGGCGCGCACGCGTGCGTGGACGTACCGGTACAAGAGCCCGGTCGACGGGCGCATGCGCCAGGTGAAGCTTGGCGAGTGGCCGGCGATGTCGTGCCCGGCGGCGATTGTGGCCTGGGAAGATATGCGCCGGGCGCGTGAGGCGGGCGATGATCCGGCGCTGGCCAGGCGTGCGACGCGCGCGCAGACGCGTGCAACCGTGGCCCGGGCGCGGAGTGATTCGGTGCTCACGGTGGGGCGGGTGGCTGAGGCGTACCTGGTGGGGCATGTGGAGCGCAACCGCAAGCCCAAGGGCGCGGCGGAGATCCGGCGCATGTTCGGCCAGATGCTGGAGCCGGACGCGGATCTGCCGGCGGCGACTTACACCCGATCGCAGGCGTTTGCGCTGCTCGAGCGCTGGGCGCATTCGCCAGTGCAGGCCGGCAAGCTGCGTGCCGAGCTGGGCGCGGCGTGGGACTACGCGCTCGATGCTGGCCAGCTGCCCGAGACTGCGCCGAACTGGTGGCGGCTGATTATGCGGGGGCGTCTGCGATCGCGCGGGAAGAAGATCGCCGGCGAAAGCCAGGGCACGATCAAGCGCGTACTCAAGGATGCCGAGGTGGCCATGCTGATCGCCTGGCTGCCGAACTTCACCCAGCTGCTCGACGACGCGCTCACGCTCTACCTCTGGACGGGGTGCCGCGGTGCCGAGATCATGGCCATCGAGGCGCACGAGGTGGCCGAAGAGGCCGACGGCTGGTGGTGGACGATACCGAAGGCCAAGACCAAGAACGCCCGGCACGAGAGCGCGAGCGACTTGCGGGTGCCGCTGGTGGGGCGCGCGCTGGCCGTGGTGAAGCGCCGCCTGGCGCGCTACCCGTCGGGCTACCTATTCCCGGCCAGTCGCGGCGCCGGCGGGCACACCGCGCAGAAGGTCATCCAGGAGAACGTGTATTACCACCAGCCGTACAGCAACGTGCGGCCCGAGGTGAAGCGGTCGCGCCTGCCGGTGACGCACTGGTCGCCTCACGACCTGCGCCGCACCGTGCGCACGGCGCTGGCCAGCATGGGGTGCCCTGACTCGGTGGCTGAGGCGGTGTTGGGGCACATGCAGGCCGGCATCAAGGGGGTTTACAACCTGCACAGCTACGATCGGGAGCGGCGCGAGTGGCTCACGCGGCTTGATCAGCGGTGGTCGAGTCTTGCGCAGCCGTAGCCGCGCCCCGCTTGCCCTTGCCCGCGCCGGTGTTCCTCGGTGGCGGCAGATCTGACACCGGCCGCGCTTCGGCCCATTCGATCACCTCGCGGTACAGCCAGCCGACCCGGTTGGCGGACAACAGCCGCGGCTTCGGGAAGTTCTTTTCGCGCACCATCTTCTGCACCGTGGCCTCGCTCAGCGAGACGTGGGCGGCGACGTCCGGCAGCGACAGGTAGATCGGTGTGCTCATGCGCGGCCCTTTCGCCTGGTGGCCAGCGACACCCACAGCGCCCGTTCGCCGGGCTGTGTGTCGACCCGGAATTCGTCGCTGTTCTGAATCGCGCACCGCACGTAGTGCAGGGGAATGCCCGACTCAACGACGATGGCGTTCATGCGGCAGCGCGCACCGGCGCTGTTCGCGATGAGCCGGCGTGCGGCGCCGTAGATGAGGGCGTTGCGGTCTTCGCGCGCCATGGGCGGCGGCGCGTCGGGGCGGCGCATCTGCTCGATGGCGAGGGTCCAGGGCGTCATGGTTGCACCCGCTTGAATTCGACGACCCAGACCCACGGGTTCGCGGCCCAGCTGCCGGCGCCGTTGATCTGCTCCCACAGATCGGCATACCACTGGCGTGGGTCACGGCCCTCTGCCATGTTCGGGAACGGGCAACCTTCGGCCATGGCGTCGCCTCGGCTGATGTCCTGCAGGCGCTCGACGCGCACGGCGGCGACTTCGAGCAGGATGCGGCTCGCCCAGCGGGGCATGAACATGCCGGGGCGGTGGCGTGACTCGGCCTTGTAGCCGTCATCGGCCATGTACCAGACGTGGCTTTCGGGGATGTCGCGCGGTGGCAGGTGGTCGAATGTTGTGTGGGCTTTCCACGCTTCCCGCACCCACAGCCGGTCGCCGTGCTGGCCGTAGGGGCACGAATAGGGGTGCTCCATCCCGTCGTTGCACAACTCGCTTTCGCCGTCGTCGCTTTGATACGGCCACCAGCCCGCGCCGGTGTTGAGCATGACAAAGCCCTGCCGCTTTCGTGGCAAGGCAACCGCCCGCCGCGTCTGTGTCTTCGTGCCGTCGAGCAGCGCGCGCACCATCGGCGCGGAGAAAAGGATCGGTCGTTCGGCCATCGCTCACACCTCCCTGCTGGCCACGTCGGTGTGGCGTGCGGTGTGGTCGGTCTGCTCGTAAGGGTCGCGCGCTGAGAGGTCGGCGGCGCGGTTACGAAACCGGGTGAGCATGTGCTCGAGGAAGGCGACGATGTCGGCCGGGGTGGCGCCGGTGCGCTGGGCGCCGTCGATGCCGAAGGTGATGAGGTCGAGCCAGTTGCGCTGCAGCTGGGGCTCGGTCAGGGCGCGGGTGAGGCGGGTGAGGCACGACTCGGCCAGGTGGCCGGTGTTGAGGCCGGGGCCGCAGGCGTACTCGCTGGCCACGCGGAACTGGTGCAGGTAGGTGGCGAGGTCGAAGGCTGGCCAGCGCGCGACGAGCGCTGAGACGTGCGCCTGGATCAGTTCGCGCAGCATGGCTTGACCGCGTGCGCCGCGAATAGCGGACTTCACCGCACCGCGCCACCGAATCAGTGCCCATACGTCGCAATCGTCGCTGTATCCGCTGCGGCTCATCGTGTCGGCTCCTTGCAGCTTGCCGCGCAGTGGCCTTTTCGACCGCAGCGCGTGCAGATGTTGTAGAGGGGTGAGGTCATTGCGCATTGCCTTTTCGGGAGTTCCACCGCTCGCGGAGCAGACCGGTTACATCATCCATGATCGGGTAAATCAGTCCGCTTGACGCTCCGCATAAACTGCTTGTGCATTGCACACACTGCGCGCCAACTCCAACGTCACCATCCTCGCCTTCAAGCGTTATGATTTCCGCAGGCGACCCGCAGAATGGGCACGGCTCTAGAGTGTTGTGGCACCTGCCGCACTCGTCATGATCTGGCCCGCCGATAAATATCGCGCCACAGGTTACACACTCGCATCCACCCGGATTGCTAGTTACTCGGTCTTTACTCATCCCGCCTCCCCTTCGGCAAGTGCTGCGCGGATCGCTTGCAGTTCGTCACGCAGCGCCTGTGACTGGTAGGCGTCGCCGTCGTTGTCGATGCAGTCGCATACCCCGTAATCGCTGACGATTTTCAGCGCCACGTCATCGACATCGCGCAGCAGCAACGCAAGCCGCTTCGCCCGCGACTCTGCCGCTGCGAGCCGTTCGGCCAGCCTTGCATTCTCTATGACGTAGCTGTTCGACTTGCGGCAAAGCTGCTTTTCCCGTTCTTCGGACGCTGCGAGCTGGGTGCGTAGGGTGTCGCGCTCTGCGATCACCATCGACAGTGCTGTCGGTCCGGTCCCGGATTTGCAGTCAAGCGCGTCCGCTAAGTCGTTGCGGAGGGTGGCGATTTCGTCGGCTGCGTCGTCGTATCCCTCATTGCTGAGTTGCTGTAGTTCTCGGTCTGTCAGGCTCATGGCGTCACCTCAAACATATCAACGGTCAAGGCATCACGCGTGGCGCAGCTAGGGCCGTCCGGTGCGCCAACCGGATCAAATGCAGCGCATACCGGGTCGCCGTCATCGTCGTAGCGCCACTCTTGCGGATATTCCGGATGGCTGACGTCGTATGCGTAAGTCGCGCCGATGATCGGGCAGCAGTCCTGTTCGCTGGCCATGTCCGCCTCTACTTCGCCGTTCATTACCCGGTCGCGCTTGCAGCGTCCGCACCAGCCGGAGATAAATCCCGCGCCTTGTGTGCCGTTGGATGGCCGGAAAAGCTTGATCGTCTGCTCGCTCACGGCTTCACCTCCCCGCGCAGGGCTGCGTCTATTTCGTAGTCAATGGCTGAGTCGAAGTCACCCTTGAACAGTGGCAAGTCTCCAACCTGCGCCATCCAAGTGGCAGGTGATTTGTCCCGCAGCCACCGATACCGCTCCGCATCCTGTCGGCTTGCCAGCACTACCGCTTCCAGTGCCGCGCATTCGGCAATCTGCGCCAGCAGGTATGACGATGCAAACCCCCCGTCGGAACCAAGCCCGAGCGCGTTCGCTACCTGCCCACAAACTGCCGCCACCCCTGCCGTGTAACCTGCTGCCCGGCATTGCTCGCCGTAGGTGCGCAGTGTTTCCGCCGCATATATGTTGCCGCCGTCATTAAACATCTCGAAATCTAACCGCACGGACACATTCCAGTCCGGACTAAGCCAGCCATCAGGCTCCGGCATCGGCACATCGCCGACGGGCTGCGGGGCTGAGTCACCAAGCAAGTGCAGCAGCATTTCGCGCGTCAGGCGCGCGGGCTCGCCGCGTAGCAGATTGGCGTGCAGCGTCGCCGGATCACGCAGCTTCTGCCATTCATCACGCTCCGCAGCCATCACCCGCACAGCGTCGAGCAGGGCGGTGCGTGAAATATCTTGTTCCTCTCGCCAGATGCGTCGATTTTCGCCTTGTGTTTCTCCTGCCCACCCCGCACACGACTCCAGTTTTTGCACCAGCCGCTCCACCTCCGCGATGTCCGGCTGCACCATCGCGCGGGCGCAGGCTTCGCGAAGTGCTTCAACAGCGTTCTTTTCATCCTCGAATCGAGCAGATAGCTCGAATACCTCCGCCGCAGTCAGCGCAGCGGCGATCAGTTCCTGTGTGGCGCTCATGCTGCATCAACCTCCAAAAATTCCGGCTCGCCGAGCAAGCACGACAAGTGCTGCTGCAGCCTGAAGCGGTACGACTCCATTGCCGACGCATCGCAGGCGAGCGGATCGGCAATCACCCATGTCGAAGGCCACCCCATCAACCAGCTCGCGAAAAGCGGGCTCAAGTGCCGGCGCGAGGTAGGGGTGAGCATCGAGGATGACGGGCCATCCGGGATCTGCTGGGCCAGGGGCGAAAACGCCGCGAAGTTCGCTAGTTGGTCCATGTGCTTCCTGCCCCCCCCCTGTCAGCGTGCAATGCGTTTCCGAGTTCGCACCCTTGCCATCGCGGGCTGCAGGCGTCGGCCATTGCACCGACGCGACAGTTGGGGGTAGGCCGGCACCGTTCCCGTTCTTGTGTTTCAACTTCAGTTTCTGTGCTCGTGCATGCCATGTTTCCGGGCTTTCGCCATCGTTCACCACGGCTGCGCTCGGGGTCGGCCACATCTGCGCCACCGTCGGCAGTCCGATGGTCACTTTGGTGTCGGCTCGCTTCTGCGCTGCAGGGGCCACTTTGCTCATATCCCGTGCTGCACTGCATACGTCCGGCGTCGGCCACTGCACAGCCTGTTCCCGAATATTCGGTCCCATGCGGCCATTGCTGTAGGTGCTCGTGTTGCAGTCTGGCGTCGCCCATGCCTCGCCACGCGAGGCAGAACCATCGCGCCCGGCCGTGGCTGGCGCCCACATCGGACGCTGAAAGAGTGAGCCATTCCGCATTCCACCCGCGGTCGGCCAGTTCTCCCAGGACTCGGGCGGCTGCGCGCTCTTCCAGTTCGCCTTCGGCTTCGTCCACAACGGTGGCGGTGGCAGAAGCGATGCCTGCGACGTTCTCCAGAACAACGAGCCACGCACCGCAATCGTCGGCAATGCGCAGGACTTCGAAGAACAGTCCTGACCGCTTGCCGTCAAGCCCAGCGCGGCGCCCGGCAACACTGAGGTCTTGACACGGGAAACCCGCAACGACGCAATCCACTGCTCCGCGCCACGCGCGAGCGTCGAAGGTGCATACGTCGGACCAGACAGGAGTCGGGTCCAGTCCGCCGCCTTCGCTGTGCGCCGCCAGTACAGCGCCGGCGTAAGCTTCCCGCTCGACGTAACAGACGCAGCGAGTGTCGACGCCCAGGTATCGGAGCCCAGCTCGCACTCCTTCGCCGAGCATGCCGACGCCGGCAAAAAGCTCGATGGTATGTAGAGCCATGTCACGCAGCCTCCCGCATCTGCCCCACCACGCCACCCTCAATCCAGTGCGCCCCGATCGTCTCCGGCAAGCCGCCCGGCAGCGTCTTGAGCGTGCCGAACACCAGCGCTGTGTCGATCTCGTCATCTGCCGCGAGCTGGTCGAGCCATTCGAGCGCATCGGCGCGGCCGGCCAAGTCCAGCACATCGAAGCGATCGAGCACCAGCAGGCGCAGGCCGGACAGATGGCTGACCGCCTCGGCGATCATTGCGTCGGCGCGCCACTTCTCGGACTCGCTGAGTAGCGCGTAGGGGCGACACAGGCTCTCCACGCGGTGGTAAGCGGCGCTTATCGACATGTCGCGCCCAATGTGGACTTGCATCCATTGCGCGCGCAGCGATGAGGTATCAAGCCGATCGTTGATCGGCTCCAGCGCCTCGGCCAGCATGTCGCCCGGGATGCCGTCCGGCGACAGCGCGTCGGCGATCTCCAGCCACGCAAGCACGTCGGCGTGATGGCGGGCAGCCTGTTCGATCACCCGGTCCTTCTGCGCCTCCTGCTCGGCCAGCGACTGGTATTTGGCGACATCGGTGCGCCACGCGTCGCGTGCCTCTGTCTTCTGCTGCACGTCCTCGCGCAGCTCGTCGAGGTTCGGCGCTTCGGCGTCATCGGGCGCGAGTTCCTTCAGCGCGGTTTCAGCGGCTTCGGCAGCCGCCAGATCGCGCCGCCCATTGTTCACCGCGCTCTGCATCAGGTCGCGTGCGCGCTCCTTCTCCGGCAGCGTCGCCGCGGCGTCGGCGTCGAAACTGTATTCCGGCTCGACGTACTCAATCAGCGCGCCATCAGCCGGCCTGTGTGTGAGCACGACCGCGCAGCACGGGCAGTTGTAGGTCGGCACCTTCTCGGGCTTGTGGCCAGCTTTCGCGCGGGTGTCCGCGACGACCTTCTGCCACTCAGCGAACTCGGCTTCGTCCTTGGCGAGCTTGGCGCGGATACGGTCGATGCGGCCGGCGCGCTCTTCAAGCTGGGCGCGCCGCTGTTCCTGCTCTTCGCGCGCTCGGGCGGCCGACTGCGCGGCACCCAGCGCCTGCTGCGCTGTGGACAGGGCCGCGTCGGCTTCCTTGAGCTTCGCGCGGGAGTTCTCCAGCAACTGCGGTGCGCGGCCGGCGTCATCGGGCAGCGCGGCCGGGCGCCAGCCGGCGGACTTTTCCTTGCCCCACGTCTCGCCACCGGTCACGGTTTTCCACGCGGCTTTTGCATCGCGCGCCTTGCCTTGGGCCTCTTTGCATGCGGCCTCGAAGCCGGCCTTGAGCAGCGGCATGACCAGCGCGACGCGGGCGTCGTCAAAGCCTTTGTCGGCCAGCCGCTTCTTCACGGCTTCGCCGCTTGAGCTGAGGCCCATCAAGCCGAACAGGAACGCCCGGCGCTCGTCCGGCGACAGGCGAGCGAATCGCTGGGCGTCAAGCGCGTAGCTGATGGCGCCCTCTTCAAAGCAAGTACCCTTGCCGCTCGGCAGCGCGACAGCGTAGGCGCCGCCGTCTGATACGACCTCGACGAAGCCGGACTCAGCGCCCTCAGTCAGCAGTGCGCCATATTCCTTCTTCAGACTGACGCGCACCGTTTCACCGGTGAGCGCGTGGCGGACGGCTTCCTGCAGCGAAGACTTGCCTGCGGCGTTGGCGCCAGCGAACAGATTCACCGGGCGGGTCAGCGCGACATCAGCCGCGCGGATGCCCAAGTAATTCTGGGCTGAGATTCGGGTGATTTTCATGCTGCGAGTACCTCACGCTGTCCGGTGGAATTCATGGGGCTGACGACACCGGCTTGCTCCATCTGCTCGATCAGACGCGCCGCGCGGTTGTAGCCAATCTGAAGATGGCGCTGAATGAGCGATATGGACGGGCGCCCAGTCTTCTTCACAACCTCAACCGCCTGGTCGTACAGCGGGTCAGGATCGCCGTCGTTTGCCGAACCTTCGGCGCGTTCAACGAGGTCGTCACGCTTCGGCACTTCGATGCCGCCGTGGGCCGCCGCCAGCGCCAAGAAGGCCTGCTCGATCTCGGCAGCCTCCAGCAGGAACTGCGCGTCGAAGTTCTCAATCTCGTCGTCGGCCGGCTGCTGCGACTCGGTGAGCACGTCGAGCATCTGAATCCGCTTCAGCTCCAGTTCGCTGCCAAGGATGAAGCTCATGCGGTCGCGGAATGTGAGGCCAAGGTGTTCGGCGCGCTTGCCCTGCGCGATGTGGTGCCGGATCTCTTCGGCGTCAAGGCTGTGCCGCGTGTAGCTGACTGCGGCCTTGCTCTCGGACGACGACACCAGCTTGCAATCGGTGTCGATCGTGAATTGCTCCGGCGCCTCGTCAGCGGCGAGCCAGGAGGTCATGGCACTCGCAGGCGTGATCTGCGTGTTCATCAGCGACACCGGCATGTTCTCCAGCGCCTCGCGCATGGCGTCGATTGCCTCCTCGGCGCGGTTCGCGCTGGCGGCAGCCACGATCAGTAGGCCGCGCTGGCGACAGATCCACGCCAGCGTCTGGCGCTTGCGTGTGAAGGCCAGCTCCAGCAGTTCGCGGGTGACCTGATCCTTGATCTCGCGCACCTCACGACGGCCGGGCTTGTAGCCTTGCTCCAGCTCAATGTCGGCGACTCGGATGTCGACGTGCTCCTGTATCACGGCAGCAGGCAGCAGCTTTTCCTCGACTTGGAAACACACGAGATAGCGCCCATGGACTTCGTGACACAGTTCGGCTTGGTCGCGTGGCGGCACAAAGCCGCTGGAGTCGATCTGCGACGGCGAACACGGCTGGAAGGTGCGGCGCGACAGCAGCTCGGCGGTCCCGGCTGCGTCCCACGGCCAGCCGGTCGGGAGGTGGTAGGCGATTGCGTTTCTGAACATGGCGGCTTACTCCAGATTCATCGCGCGCTGACCGCGACCACGCGGCGCACTGGGCGGCTGTTCGCCACCCGCTTCGGCCAGCTCGCGCGCGCGGATCGCTGCCTCTTCTTCAGGCGTCGGAACCCAGTCGCCGGCCGACTGCTGGACGGTGGCGGGCGGTACGCGGTTGGTGCTGCCCTGTTCGATCTGGCGCAGCTCGTTGTCCTGTCGGCGGTCCATGTCGGCCGGGCTTTCGGGCTTCTCAGGGGAGGGTTCCGCCGTTGTCGGGGCTGCGTCGCGCAAGGCATTCAGGTCGACCGAGAACCCGCCCCGGCCGTCCGGTGACGCTTCGAACGTGTCCTGGATATCCTCGACGGTCTGAAGACCCATGCCGAGTTCGGGTGCGTAGGCGCGCTGCCAGAAAGCCGCGCAGCGATACACGAACATCTGGTCGGGCATCGTTTTCCACTTGCTGCCGTTCTTCGAATCCCAACCCTCGGCGCGCACCATGGCCCACGTCACCCAGATTCCGTCCAGACGCTCACCGGTTTCTCGTTCAATCGCCCAGGCGCGGCAGCCGTAGTCCGCTTCGCCTGGCTTGCCCTTCCATTCGTAGCGCAGCGAGCTGTATCGGCCGCTTGCGTTGATCGTCGCGATCAGGAACTTCGACGACCAACCCGGTGTGCCATGCACGATGTACAGGTTCTGCATGACCATGAGCGGGTTCGCGCCGATGCGCTGAGCCATGTCCATCGCGATCATGCAGTTGGCTAGATTCCCCTGGTACTGCTTGGGCACGAGGTCGGACGAGGCAAAGGCCTTGCTCACGCGCTGGATCAACTCGAAGGCCTGCAGGTCGAAAAAGCCGGCGCGCACGGCCGGCAATGTGTTCTCGCGCGGCGCGGTCTGCTGGCTGCGCAGCGCGGTGACGCTTGTGTTGTTCGCGGGTGCGTTCATGGTCTTGTTGTCCTCGTGTTGGTCAGTCGTGGTAGCGGCAGTGCGCGGCGTAGGCCGGGCAATACTTGTTGCTGCAGAGCATGCTTTTCGGGTTCGGCGGGAAGATCCCGTCGCGAAGCATTCGCGCGGCGATCTCGATCAGGCCGGGATGCTCTTCAGTGCCGAGAAGCGGCGTTTTCACGTCCGCGATCTCACCGGTACCGCACGGCGTTTCCTTGGTCGTCTGCAGGCCGATGATTTCAGCGGGCGCCTCCATGCGCTCACCGCTGGCCTGCTCGGCCATCAGCGTGTAGATACCGAGCTGGAGGTGGTGTCCTTTGGTGACAGCCCGGCGGCTGCCGTCCGGCGCCTTTTCCGTCGCGCGGCCACCGGTCTTGATGTCGCTGATTCCGCGGCGTCCGTCTTCCAGCACACGGACGCGATCGGTCGTTCCAGTGACACGAACGACGCCGTGTTCGGTGGCGATGTCCAGCGCCTCGCATTCGAGCTCAACCGCCGAATAGGTGCGGATCGGCGCAATCTCGTTGCAGTACCGCGTCGTAAGCTTGATGGCGAAGCTGTCGGCCTCGTTCGGCGACAGGTCTTCATCCCAGGCAACCTCGTATTCCGGGTGCGCGAGGTTGTCGCGTGCCGCGTCGACCGCGTCGGTGACACTGATCGACGAGCCGTCAATCAGGCGGGCCGCGTCAAATGCCGCGGTGCCGGCATGCACTGCAGTGCCGAGCGCGGCGGCGCCGGATGACGGGCTCCTCAGCCCGACAATGTTCTGCCAGTACCAACGGTGCCCGCAGTCGAACAGGGATGGCCACGAGCTGGCGCGGATAGTTGCCAGCGGCTCGATGCCGTTGATGCGTTCGGGTGCATTCATCGAATAGCTCCAATCAGTTTCAACCGGCGCGATGCCTGCCGGCGCTCTTCCCGCGCAATGCGCAGGGCTTCCAGATGCGCGACGTGTCTTGAGTGATCCGGGCAGATCGTCATTGCGTCGGCGCCGATCCACTCGTCAGCCGCCAGCGTTGTTCTTGACCCGAGCGCAGCCATCGCAGCGTGACGCTCGTCGAGCCAAGCGCGAACCACGCGCAGACGGGCCCGGAGTCGAGCAGCAGCGCGGCGCCTATTCATCGCTCGCCCCGATCTCGTCGTCGTCCGGGCAGCGCTCGTCGAATTCCAGCACCCGACCAAGCGCCAGCATGATTAGCCCGTAGGCCATTGCGATTAGCGCCTCCATCACACACCTCCTTTGCGCGCGGCGAGCATGGCGTCGGCCATTGCGTATGCATCCATCGCGACGCCAATCCGCCAGTTTTCATCCGGGAACTCATCGCAGATTAAGTGGCATGTCGGCAACGCCTTAACCGCGAAATAATCGCGCAGCGTCATGCCGGGGTTGAAGTGGTACGGAGTTCCGTCTGGGTTCTTTTCCTCGTAAGGAAACGCCGGCCCACCGTTCGGTGCATCTTTCGGGTCCATCACACACCTCCGACGCGCACAATCAGCGATATTTTTCTTACACGAGACGATTCACTTACTGACACCACAAGCCCCGCCGATTCGGCGAAAAGCAGCACGCAGTTGCCTTCATCTGTGTCCTCAATCTTCATGCAGTAGTCGCCGTCAGAATCAACAAAGCAATCACCTTTATCCATCTGCCCAAACTCAACCGCTTGGCCTTTATGGCTATCTTCAAACGTCATCGTCATCACACACCTCCAGTCAGGAGCAGGACGATGCCTGCGGTGGGGATCAGCACCAGCGCGCAATCGATCGCCAGTGCGCGCAGTTCATAGGGCGTGGCCTTGCGGGTCAGGTCGTTCATGCCGGAACACTCGCGCAGTCGGTATGCACCGCGCTCCGGTCGGTCTGTTCGTAGGCGTCGAGCGCGCTGCGGTCGGACAGCGTGCAGACGGAACCGTAGTCGCGCCGAGCAACCGAACCGGCCGGGATGAATTCGCTGGCGTCGAGCGTCACGCACTCGCCCCGCCGAAACCCGGCACGCAGCAGGGACGGGGCGACGTAGCCGGTCAGGACCGGTGCGGGCTTCATTGCAGCGCCCCTGCGAAGCAGATTCCTGCAATCAGGGCGCGGTTCGCTGCGGCACGGGACTCGCGCGCTTCGTCCTCGAAATCGGCGGCAACGTCTTCGCCGCGGGACTGGATCGCGATCTCGGCAAGCGGCATGACGATGTGCGTCTCGCGAGCCTGCTGCAGCGCGACCATCAGCGCGTCAGGCGTGTCGCATGTGGCCATCGCCACGAGCACGGCGCCGCTGAACATCTCGATGTCGGCGCCGTTGTATTCGAGCGAGCCAGACGGCATGCGGCCGCGCTGCTCGATCTGGCTCCGTACCTGTGCTTCGATGACTGCTTCGGCCTGCTGTCTGGTGTCCATCGGTGCGCCCTCCGGGTGCGTTGTCGATGGAGTAATTATCGGACATCCGAAAATAGATGTCAATCGGAAAACCGAAAATAAATTACGCGGAAGGTTACAGCGGCCCGACGTACTGCTTTCGGCCTACTGATTTTCTGGTGCGAGCGACTTGATGGTTTCAGCCAGGTGCTGCTGGGTATTCGGGGTGAGTTTGCGGAACGCCGTCAAAATCTCTTGCTCTTCGGGGGTCGGAATAAGCAACTCCCCCTCCTCACCATAAACGATCCAACGTGCAGACTTGCCCAAGACTTCGGTCATCTTCTGTAGCACCTTAGCCGATGGGAGATGTGAATCCCCCTTCTCGATCTCAGAAAGAGTGCTCTGCGCGCAACCGATAGCCTTGGCAAATTCGCCTTGCTTGTAACCAGCCGACTCGCGAGCGCTCTTTATCCGCTGCCCGGGTGTTTGCATGGTCCGGACATTGTCCACAATCCTACCTTCGGAGTGCCGATATAAAAAGTGCGCGAGGTCTTGACTTTGAACATCGGAACTCCGAAACTTAGGGCATGACACCACAAGACCTCCTCTCTCACTTCAAAACGCAGTCGGCCATCGCGAGGGCTTTGGGCTGCGCGCAGTCGAGCGTTTCCGAATGGTTTGACGCTGGCCGCATACCTGAGGGCCGGCAATATCAGATTGAGCTTGCAACGGAAGGTGCGTTGCGCGCTTCCCGTCCGGCGCTCAGGGCGTCCGTCGAATGAACAACATCTCCTCCGTCGTGGGTTCGCACAACCACGGCTTCACGCCGCGCGGCATCCACGTCGACCGGCTGCGCGGCCTTTCTACACATCACTCGCGCCAGCATCAGCGCGAGGTACCAGCGCGGCAGTTGCTCGAGCACGGCGGCGGTCGCGAGGACTTCGGGCGGGTCGGTGTAGGTCTTCATGGCCGCATCGTCTTTTTTTTGCCTGAATTTGTCTGTCCGTGCATGTCCGTGAATTACGGACAACGGCTGAGCAGGGGGCTTTCATGCAACTAGGGCTAATGCACGAGTCGATCAGTGATGCGCTGCGCGAGGTTGTCCAGGCGTGCGGGGGATCTAAGCCAGTTGGGCAAAAGATGCGCCCGGAGCTTCCAATCGAGCAGGCCGCAGGCTGGGTGCGTGACTGCCTCAATCCCGAGAAGCGCGACAAATTCAGCGCGGACCAGGTCGTGCTGCTGCTGCGCATGGGACGTGAGGTCGGGGCGCACGCCGGAATGCTGTACCTAGCGCGGGAGTGCGGCTACGCGGACCCGCAGCCGATCGAACCGGAGTCCGAAGTCGCGCGGCTTCAGCGCGATTACATCGAGGCAACCAAGCTGCTGATGCGGACGGCCAGCCGGATCGAGACATTGCAGATGAGGCAAGCATGAGCTACCAAGATTTCGTCTCCCGCAAGCTTTCGACCGTCCCACCGACCGGCATCACTGGCCGCGTTGATCTGGCCGGCTCACTGTTCCCGCATCAAGCCGCTTTGACGCAATGGGCGCTCAAGCGCGGCCGCGCGGCAATCTTTGCCGACACTGGGCTTGGGAAGATGCGGATGGAGCTGGCATGGGCTGACGCGGTGCAGAAATACACCAATCAGCCGGTGATGATCCATACCCCGCTGGCTGTGGCTGCACAGATTGCGCGCGAGGCTAAAGAGGTCGGCATTGTGGCGAAGGTCTGCCGCGAACAATCGGATCTGATCCAGGGCATCAACATCACGAACTATGACCGGCTGCACAAGTTCGATACATCGATCTTCGGGGCCGTCGTGCTGGATGAGTCCGGCTGCATCAAGCACAGCGACACACGCACATTCAAGACGCTGACCGAAGCCTACCGCGATACGCCGTTCAAGCTGCCGGCCAGTGCGACGCCCGCCCCGAATGACTGGACTGAGCTTGGCACACACGCCGAGTTTCTGGGCATCTGCACCAAGCAGGAAATGCTCGCGGAGTTCTTCACGCATGACGGTGGAGACACAAGCGTATGGCGGCTGAAAGGCCACGCGAGGGACATCTTCTGGCGTTGGGTGTCGTCTTGGGGCGCGATGATCCGCCGCCCGTCTGATCTTGGCTTTGACGACGGCGCATACAACCTGCCGGCCCTGCATGTGCATGAGCATCAGGTGAGCTACGAAATGCCGCTCAATGGGATGTTGTTTGCGACTGATGCGCAAAGCCTGAGTGAGCGCCGCGAAGCCCGCCGTGCGTCGATGGCGGATCGGGTTGCCGAGTGTGCCGCGCTGGTCAATGCCGAGTCCGACGAGCCGTGGATTGTGTGGTGCGACCTGAATGCGGAGGGTGACGCGCTCACCAAGGCAATCGACGGCGCAGTGCAGATATCGGGTGCCGACGACACAGACACGAAAGAGCGCCGATTGATGGACTTCGCAGAAGGCCGCACGCGTGTGCTGATCAGCAAGCCGTCGATCTGCGGATGGGGCTTGAACTGGCAGCACGCTGCGCGCATGGCTTTCGTCGGAGTGACCGACTCCTATGAAGCGTATTACCAGGCTGTCCGCCGCTGCTGGCGCTTCGGGCAGACGCGTGACGTGCATGTGCATGTGTTCGCCAGCAGGGCGGAAGGCGCTGTCGTGGCGAACCTGACAAGAAAAGAGCGTGACGCCGGAAAGATGGCCGAGTCCCTCAGTGCTGAAACCCGCGATGCAGTCATGGCCGAAGTGACTGGATTGAAGCGCGAGACGAACGATTACAACGCCGGGAAGCTCGTAGTGGTGCCGGCATTTCTGAGGAGCGCAGCATGAGTTGTATCGATCAAGTCGTGACCGACCGTTACACCGCGATTCATGGGGATTGTATTGAAGCATTAAGGGGCTTGCCGGATCACTGTATCGGCTATTCGATCTTTTCACCGCCGTTCGCCAGCCTCTACACCTATTCAAACAGCCCGCGCGACATGGGAAACGTCAGGAACGACGCGGAGTTCTTCGACCATTTCGACTACCTGATTGCAGAGCTGCGTCGGGTGATGAAGCCCGGACGAAACGTGTCGTTTCACTGCATGGACATGCCGAGCAGCAAGGAACGGGACGGCGTGATCGGACTGAAGGATTTCCCCGGCGATCTGCTTCGCGCTTTCCAGCGCCACGGCTTCATCTATCACTCGAAGGCCACGATCTGGAAAGACCCGGTGACGGCGATGACCCGGACAAAGGCACTCGGGCTGCTGCACAAGTCGATCCGTGAGCGTTCGGAAATGTGCCGCATGGGCATCCCTGACTATCTCATCACGGTGCGCGCGCCGGGTGAGTCTGAACACGTCACTCATACGGTTGATGAGTTCCCGGTTGATATGTGGCAGCGGTACGCATCGCCGGTCTGGATGGATATCAACCCGTCCGAGACGTTGCAATACACCAGCGCACGCGAACACGACGACGAGCGCCACATCTGCCCGCTGCAGCTTGAGGTTATCCGCCGTGGCGTGATGCTTTGGACAAATCCTGACGACATCGTGCTGAGTCCGTTCATGGGCATCGGATCGGAAGGTCACGTCGCGCTTGAAATGGGCCGGCGATTCGTCGGGGTGGAGCTGAAGGCGAGCTATTACGGGCAGGCCACGCGGAACCTGGACGCCGCCACGCGAAAGATGGATGACCTGTTTTCGAGCGCTGCGTAAGTGGCCAGCGAGTACGAGCGCATGAAGGCGCAGTGGGTCGCCAAGCACCCAAGCGCGACGCCTCAGCAGTATGCCCAGGCAATGCGCGATATCGCGCGGAGGCTCGGGGTTTGAACTTCTACAAGCACTACATCGGCGACTTCCAGCGCGACACAGGGCACCTGAGCCTGACGGAGCGCGGCGCGTATCTCGCGCTGATTCATCACTATTACGCGACAGAAAAACCGCTTCCAACCGACCACACATCACTGTGCCGAATCGCGGGCGCAATCACGCGTCAAGAGCGTGACGCCGTGAAGGCCGTCATGTCGTTTTTCGAGCGGGTCGAAAGCGGACTCATGCACAGCAGAATTGAGGCGGAGCTTCAGAAAGCGGGTGCTGTATCGGACACGAATCGTGAGATTGCGCTCGCACGAGAAGCGAAAAGACGTGCGGAAAAAGAGGCACGAAACGAGCACGAACAGAGCACGAAGCGTGCTCCAAGCGTGCCACGCTCAGAGCACGAACAGAGCACTAACCAGACTCCAGACACCAGAGAAGAACAAATACCCCCCCAACCCCCCGTGCCGGGGGGCGAGCCGTCATCGGATTTGCCGTCGAACAAGCGGGAACGCAAACCGCGCATCAGCCTGAAGACCTTCCTCGACCGCTGCCAGCAGGCAGGCGAGAAGGCTGTCAGCGACTACGCGCCTTTGCTGGAGTACGTGGAAGCGACGGCGTTACCGATGGATTTCGTCCAGCTCGCCTGGGACCACTTCAAGCGCGAGCACCTGCCGCCCGGCGCAAATCACGCCCGGTTGCAAGCCGACTGGCGGCGGCACTTCCTGACCTACGTCGAGAAGGGCTACTACCGGCTGTGGTACGCCAAGCCGGACGGTGGCTACGATCTGACGACGGTCGGCATCCAGGCGCAGCGGCTGCACGCCGCGGGGGCCGAACATGCGGCGTGACGAACTGCTTCTGCCGCCGCACAGCATCGAGTCCGAGCAGTCGGTCATCGGTGGGTTGATTCTCGACAACGCGGCCATCGATCGCATCGGAGCGCTGCGCCCGGAGCACTTCTACCGCGACGACCACAGGCGAATTTTCGTCGCGATCTGCGCATTGATCGGCGCGAGCAAACCGGCCGACGTGATCACCGTCTTCGACGAACTGGAGCGCGCCGGAGAAGCGGAGAGGGTCGGTGGGCTCGCGTACCTGGGCGAGGTTGCCAACGGCACACCATCCGCGGCGAACATCCACCGGTACGCTGAGACCGTGGCCGATCGGGCGGTTCTTCGGTCGCTGATGTCGGCCGGCGACGAGATCGCGGCGCGCACGCATCAGCCCGGCGCGACATCGGAAAAGCTTGAATTTGCTCAGTCGCGCATCATGGAGCTGTGCGAACAGGCGACGACTCGCGAGCCGAGAACCGTTCAGGAGGTGATGGCCGACAGCCTGAACCGGATACAGCGCCGACTCGATGGAACCGAGTCAGTCGGCACGCCAACCGGCTTCACCGACATCGACAAACGCGCTCTTGTGCTCAAACCGGGGAACCTCGTCATCCTCGCTGCGCGACCCGGTATGGGCAAGACCGCCCTGGCATTGCGAATTGCCGCGAACGTGGCTGAATCCGGTCAATCGGTGCTCTTCTGCTCGCTTGAGATGGAGGCGCAGCAACTGACCGATCGCCTGCTCTCGTGCCTCGCACGGATTCCGCTTTCCGGTGTTCTGGGAGAAGCCACCCTTGATCAGTGTGAGTGGGATCGCATGTCGGGCGCTATGGCCCGGATCAGCAGCATGCGGATGTCGGTCGACGACCAGTCGGCGCTGAAGCTCTGGGATGTCCGAACAAAGGCGCGCCAGGTGAAGCGCCGACAAGGACTGGACCTTATCGTCATCGACTATCTGCAGCTCATGTGCGGAGAAGGCGAGAACCGCACGCAGGAGGTCGGCGGCATCAGTCGCGGGCTCAAGGCGCTGGCGAAAGACATGGGTGTGCCTGTCATTGCAATGTCGCAACTGAATCGCGGACTGGAGTCCCGGCCTAACAAGCGGCCGACACTCAGCGACTTGCGGGAGTCGGGTGAAATCGAGCAGGACGCAGACATCGTCTGGGGTCTGTACAGAGACGAAGCCTACAACCCGGAAAGCCAGTACAAAGGCCTCGCAGAGTTGTTGTGGCTCAAGAATCGCAGCGGCGAATCCGGTGGGTGTACGCCGCTTTCATGGGTCGGTGAGCACGTTTTCTACGGCAATGCGCAGCAGGGTGCATATCGCGAGGCCGCGGAGCGCGCCAACACAACGAAGCCGCGGAACAGCCGCGGCCTGAGTGATTGAACGAGGAGACAACGCAATGACCCCGTGGGCACTGGCCATCGAAAACCTGCGCGCCGCAATCCCGCCCGGCACGCGCTACCTGCCCGGAATTTCGAATCATCACCGGATGGCGCCGACCGAGACAGACATCGAACGGCGTGACCGGCTCGTCGCGCACCTGAAGGCGAAGGGCCGGCGCGTCGGCACGATGGACCTCATCTGCGCGCTCGATATCGATAAGGCGCAACTGCGACGCGCAGCGGACGCATCGGTGCATGTGCGGGTCATCCCGTGCGGCAACGGGAACATGTTCGAGTGGGTACCGTAACGCCATGCGGATGCCAGGCATGCAGACCAGCGGACCCACTGCCGACCTATTCGCAGGCGCACATGAGGGCGTGCGAGGTGCGGATGGTGCTGCGGATGTCATCGGCGCAACTGGCGGCGTACTACGCGATGGTGGCGAGCCGGCGCGGGGAGACGGCGCAGAAGGAACTGAAAAACGAGGTGGATGCGGAATGGGAGAGGCAACGGAAGTCGGGCAGGTCATCCGGTTGATTGTTCGGGGCACGCCGGCGCCGCAGGGCTCGAAAAGCTTCAAAGGCATGAGCAAGGCCGGCCGGGCGATCCTCACGGAGTCGTCGAAGAAGGTCCGTCCGTGGCGGCAGGACGTGAAAGCTGCAGCCGAGGCGCTGCGCGAGCGAACCGGCGCGGCGCCGATCGACGGACCGGTCATCGTGAGCATGGTATTCACGCTGCCGAAGCCGGCCAGTGCGCCCAAGCGTCGGCGCACGTACCCGATGCGCACGCCAGACTTGTCCAAGCTGGTCCGCTCCACCGAGGATGCGCTGACCGATGCCGGTATATGGGCGGACGACGCCCGGGTCATCGGCTACACGAAGCTGTGGAAGACCTACCCGATGGAAGACGTCGATGCGCTGGACACGCCGGGTGTCGTCATCGAGATCAGGGAGGTCGCTTGAAGCCTGACGCCTACCACAGCCTGTTGAGCCGTGAAGCGCAGGACGCACTGCGCCGGGCAGCAAGTGCGGATGAGGATCGCGATCAGATCGATGTGGTGAAGGCCGTCGAGGCCGCCGAGCAGAAGGCACGCGACTTGAACCCGGAGAGGTACCGCGATGGCGATCAAGCAGTGGAAAACGAACGAGCACAACAGAAGAATCGGCGAGGATCACCCGCTGTCCGTGCTGACCGATCATGAGGTCGATGTGATGCGCTCACTCCACGAGGACTACGGTCTGCCGGTGAATGTGCTGGCCGAGAAGTTCGGCGTGCATCGCAACACGGCAAGCCGAATCGTCAATTACAAGGTCAGGAATCAGTGCGTGAGGGAGAAGGAATCGTGAAGGAACTCACGCCCAGGCAGGCGAAATTCGTGCGCGAGTACCTGATCGACTTGAACGCGACACAAGCAGCGATCCGTGCCGGGTACAGCGCGAAGACCGCGAGCCAGATAGGCGAACGGCTGTTGAGGAATGTTCAGATTCAGCGCCGGCTTGAAAAAGCGATGGCTGCACGCGCCGCACGCACTGAAGTCGACGCCGACTACGTGCTCAAGCGGATGGTCGAGATCGATGCGATGGACGTGCTCGACATCATGGATGACCAGATGGCGATCAAGCCGGTCAGCGAGTGGCCCAAGGTCTGGCGCCAGTACCTGAGCGGGTTCGACCTGGCTGAGATTGCCGAGGGCAGTGGCGACCAGCGCAAGATTGTCGGCACGCTGAAGAAGATCAAATGGCCGGACAAGACCAAGAACCTGGAACTGCTGGGCAGGCACTTCGGGTTGTTCAACGACAAGCTCGACCTGTCGTTCGGCAATGCGCTGGCCGAGCGTCTGGCACGAGCGCGCAACAGGGGTGATGAGTGAGCCGCAACACGGCAAACGACCCCGAGCAGGATCTGATCAATCTCGCCGCGCAGTGCTCGACCGACCCGCTGCGCTGGGCGCACAAGGCCTATGACTGGGGTCACGGCGAACTTGCTGCAGTCAAAGGTCCGCGCGTCTGGCAGACCGAAGCGTTGGCGCAGATACGCGATCACCTGAGCAATCCTGAGACGCGGCACCAACCGCTGCTCATGGCGCGTGCGTCCGGGCATGGAATTGGGAAATCGGCTTTGATCGGCATCATCACCGACTGGGCGCTCTCGACCTGCGAGGACTGCAAGGTCGTCATCACGGCGAACACCGACACGCAGCTGCGCACGAAGACCTCGCCCGAGGTGGGCAAGTGGATGCGGCTGGGCCTGACCGCGCACTGGTTCGATGTGCAATCCACCAGCGTCTCGACGCGAGACAGCGCTCACACCAAGACATGGCGCGCGGACTTCGTGCCGTGGTCCGAGCACAACACAGAGGCCTTCGCCGGTCTGCACAACAAGGGCAAGCGCATCGTGCTCATCTTCGACGAGGCGTCAGCCATCGCAGACAGGGTATGGGAGGTGGCAGAAGGCGCGCTGACCGACGAGGACACCGAGATCATCTGGATTGCGTTCGGCAACCCCACGCGGGCTACGGGGCGGTTCCGCGAGTGTTTCCGCAAGTACCGGCATCGGTGGAAGACCGCGCAGATCGACAGCCGCACGGTCGAGGGCACGAACAAAGACCAGATCGCGAAGTGGGCGGCCGACTATGGCGAGGACTCCGACTTCTTCAAGGTGCGCGTGCGCGGTCAATTCCCGGCCATGTCGGCAAAGCAGTACATCAGCGAGACCGATGTCGATGCAGCGAAGGCGCGCCACCTGAGGCGCGAGCAGTACGAGTTCGCGCCGGTCATCCTGACGTGCGACCCGGCGTGGTCGGGCGACGACGAACTGGTCATCAGCAAGCGTCAGGGGTTGAAGTTCGAAGTCCTGCGCACGCTGCCAAAGAACGACAACGATGTCTGGGTCGCGAACCTCTTGGCGAACCTCGAGGACGAGCACAAGGCGGACGCCGTGTTCATCGACGGCGGCTTCGGCACCGGCATCGTGTCTGCAGGCACGACGATGGGGCGCTCTTGGACCATCGTGTGGTTCTCTGAAAAGAGCGGCGACGAAGGGTGTCTGAACAAGCGCGCCGAGATGTGGAAGCTCGCGCGCGACTGGTTGAAGGAGGGCGGCGCTATCCCGCCGGACGACGATGTGTTGCATCAAGACCTGATCGGCCCGGAGACGGTGGCGCGGCTCGACGGCAAGCTGCAGCTGGAGTCGAAGGAGGACATGAAGCGGCGCGGCCTACCCAGTCCGAACAGGGCGGACGCGCTGGTGCTCTCGTTCGCGCACCCTGTCTCTGCCAAGTTGTCGCGTGGCCACCAATCGGATGGCGAGCGCCGCCGGTACGACCCGACCTCGCGCATGCGCTGACTGCACACATAACCGGCTTGCCGGCAGCGACCATCGGCGCCGTCCAAGGAGGCCGCGCACCGTGTGTTTCTTTTCCAAGCCGAAAGTCCCGAAGTTGCCCGACCCCGTGAAGCCGCCGGCTGAGTCGAAGGCGCCCGAGTACGAGACCTATTCCGCCCGCAATCGCGATCAAGTCGCGCGCGCCAGCGCCGGCTCGACCATGATCACCGGACCGATGGGTGCGAGCACACCGGCCGCGCAGATCGGTCGCTCCACGTTGCTGGGCCAGTGACGCCGATGTGCACCGTGCCCGAGTACAACCCCGAGACGGGCCAGTTGTCCGCGCTGCGCTTCGACGCCGAGGGCAACGTGTTCGGTGACGTCGATGGCGGTCAGCGCCAGATCGGTCGCATTGATCGCGCGGGATTGCCCAAGGCTGCCGAGCCGCAGGAAGGCTCTTCGCTCCTGACCCGTGTCGCGCCCAAGGCTGCCGACCCGTTCGCAGCCGGCGGCAAGATCCAGTCGCTGCGCACGGACGCATCCGGCAACCTGAGCGCGTTCATCGGTGCGCCGCAATCGTCGGTGGTCACGGCCGGAACGGATGGCGCACCGCGCGCAACCAGCACGCCGGGCTCATGGGTGCCGCTGCAGGGCTTCAATCTCGACCCCAGCCAGGTCAGCGGCGACATCGCCGGCACACCGAACAACGTCGCCTACCTCACGCCCGAGGGTCAAGGGTTTCAGGCCGATGTGCGATCGCCGGATTACGGCGGCTACACCGTCGCCTACGCGCGTCAAGCGCTCAACCCAGAACTGGAGGCCGACAGCCTGCGCCCGCGTGGCTCGACGATGCTGGGCGGGCGTGGCACCGAGGTGAATCTGGGCAACCGCACCGGCACAAACGCGCCGGCAACACGTAAGGCGATGCTCTCGTGACCGACAGCCAGACACCGCGGCAGAAGCTTCTGCGTCGCAAGCAGGCGATGTGGAACGAGCGCAGCAGTTGGACGACGCGCTGGCGGGACATGCGCGACTACATGCTGCCGGACGCCGGGCAGTTCTACGACCTCGACCGCGACCGGGGAGAGAACCGGCACATCCGCGTGCTGGACAACACCGGTCAGCGCTCGCTTGCCGTGCTGGCCGCCGGCCTGATGGCGGGCATGACCAGCCCGGCGCGCCCGTGGTTTCGTCTCACGACGACCGACTCCGATCTCATGGAGAGTGAAGCGGTCAAGCTCTGGATGCACCGCGTCACCCGGATCATGCGCGAGATTTTCGCGCGCTCGAACACGTACCGCGCGCTCCACCAGACATACGAGGAACTGGGCGCATTCGGTACGGGCGTGAGCTTCATCAAGCCGAACTTCAACACCGTGCTGCATCACATGCCGCTGACGGTGGGCAGCTACGCGCTCGCTGCGAACGCCGACGGCGTGGTCGACACGCTGGTGCGCGAGATACCCATGACGGTCGAGCAGCTTGTCGGTGAGTTCGGGCTGGATAACGTGTGCGCGCAGACGAAGAACCGCTACGAACGGCACGATTACGACACATGGCTGACCGTCTATCACGAGGTCAGCCCGCGCAAGGACCGCCAGTACGGCAAGCGCGACGCCATGAACAAGCCGTTCAAGTCCTGTTACTACGAGGCCACGGGCGACGGCACGAATCCGCTGCGTGAATCCGGGTTCGACGAGTTCCCGGCGCTGGCTTCCCGCTGGGTCGTGCGCGGTGCATCGGTCTATGGGTCGAGTCCGGGCCGCGAAGCGCTGGGCGACATCATCTCGCTGCAGAACGGGCAGTTCCAGAAGGCGAAGGCCATCGACTACAAGGTCGATCCGCCGCTTTCGATGCCGGCGGCCATGAAGAACGACCAGAAAGACTTGTTGCCCGGCGGCATCACCTACTACACCGGCCAGCAGCCGGACATGATCCGGTCGATCTACGAGCCGCAACTCGACCTGCAGCACATGCTGCTGGACATCCAGGACATGCGTGAGCGGATCCGGTCCTCGTTCTACGTCGACCTCTTCATGATGCTGGCGAACGACACGCGCAGCGGCATCACCGCGACCGAAGTGGCCGAGCGCCACGAAGAGAAGCTTCTGATGCTGGGGCCGGTGCTTGAGCGCCTGCACAACGAGTTGCTGTCGCCGAAGATCGACATCACGTTTGCAATGATGGTGCGCGCAGGCATCGTGCCGACGCCGCCACCTGAACTGCAGGGCATGGACCTCAAGGTGGAGTTTGTCTCGACGCTCGCCCAGGCACAGCGCGCGGTTGGCCTGTCCAGCGTCGATCGCCTGCTGGGCACGGTCGGAAACATGGCAGCGCTCAAGCCCGACGTGATGGACAAGCTCGACACCGACCAGATCGTCGATACCTACAGCGACATGCTGGGTGTCGATCCGGACCTGATCGTGGCCGACGAGAAGGTGGCGCTCATTCGGCAGCAGCGCGCCGAGATGGAGCGCGCCGCGCAGCAGGCAGAGCAGGCAGCAATGGGCGTGCAGATGGCCGAACAGATGAGCCGGGCAGATACGTCAGGCAAGAACGCGCTCACGGACGTGATGGCGCAATTCCAAGGTTATAGCTGAAGGGGATAGACATGGGTTCTGCACTGGAAATCAAGCCGAATGTGGAGTGGTTGCGCAATCCGGACACCGGGCTGATTGTGGGGTTTCGGGATGAGCGGGGGGTGGAGCGAGTCAACGACTTCGCTTCGGCGCTGCTTGCCTCTGGCGGGGTGGCTTACGGAAACCTCTCCGCTCTCGGTGGCGACAGCATCACGGAGCAGTGCCGCGGGCCGGGCACGGCAAATCCGCGGGTGCGTTCGAACTTCGGGTACTTCACCTACCTGAACGCTCGTCTTCGGGGCAGCCTCAAGATGGTGGCGAACTACGGCGTCAGCGGACAGACCATGACGACGATGCTTGACCGAATTCGGTCTGGCGACATCAACCTGGACGGCATCAAATACTTTTTCTGGATACCGTCCGGCAACGATATCAATCAAGGCGTCATCACCAATGCAGCGCAACTTCGCGAGGTGATCACCAACATCGTGATTGAGCTGCGCAAGCGCGTTCCGGTCGTCATTGCCGGCAACATCATGCCGCGCACCGTGACGAACTCGGCGGGATTTGATACCCCAGCCGAGCGCGCGCTGGTGGCGCAAGGGAATATGCACCTTTCAGACCTTTCTTCCTTGGTGCCGGGATTCCGCTCTGTCGACCTATTCACTCGCCTTGTTGAGCCGTCCACCGGCGCGCCGCTGACGGGTGTGATGTGGGACACGAACCCGGTGCATCCGGGGGCCACTGGCGCAGAGTTGATTGCGGAATGCTTCTACGAAGGTGCGTCGGACATCCTCCCGAACGGCGGCTACCAGATCACCAACAACAACTATGGCGGCGAGTTGGTTGCCGTTGCTCCGGCAAGCTGGGCGATCTCCGAAGCTGTTGGAACCTGGACTACGAAAACGCTGACACACGGCGAACTCGGAAGCGACGGGAAGTCGGACTGGTCGAAGTTGATTCTGGCTACACCATCGCTGCCGGATACCACGTATCAACTGCTGGTCGACACCATTGCAATCGGGGCATCAACATTCGCCGTCGGCGACACCGTACAAGGCGCGGTCGAGTACGAGATTGTGTCTGCCGTCGATATGAAGGCTGTGAATATGCAACTCACTATCAACGGGGCCGGACAGAACGTCGACACGATGGGTGAATTCGCTCTTCCCGCTACCGGGAGCGGTCTGAATGTATCCACAACGCGCCCGCTGAATCGCCGGCTTTTCACGACGCCCGAGTACGTCATTCCGTCCGGCACGACGGCCATGCAGCCGAAATTGCGATTCATGGCAAACAGCGCAAGTTCTGCGCTTACCGTGCTCATCAAGAATCGCCCGTCGCTGAAGAACCTGTCGGCTTTGCGCCTGTAATCGGCCGCGCCACACTTCCACGCAGCCGCCTCCGGGCGGCTTTTTTTCGCCCATCGCCCGCACTGCCACCTCCCTTGCACACATAACCCGCTGCGCCGCCGTGACCATCTGCGCCGATGAGCACGACACCAGACATTGAAGCGCGCCGGCAGGAAGCCGAGGCCGCGCGCCTCACCCGGACCCAGACCGAGCGCGCGGACATCGAGTGGCTGATGTCGGAAAAGCAAGGTCGCCGGATCGTCTGGCGTCTGCTCGACGAGGCGGGTGTGTTCCGCACCGTGTTCAGCGAGTCCGCGCAGCGCATGGCCTTCAACGAAGGGCTGCGCAACACCGGGCTGCAGCTGCTGGACAAGGTCATGGAGTTCTGCCCCGACGCTTACATGCAGATGACGAGGGAAGCCAAGCAATGACGGAACAGGTCACCACTGCTGCAACGACGGATGCGACGAGCGCCAACCAGGCGCCGGCCGCCGATCAGACCGCAGCAAACGCTGCAGCGGCAGACGCGACGGCCACCGCACCGGCTGACACGACCGCTGCGCCTGCCACGAAGCCTACCGAGGGCGAGCAGCAGCAGGACGGCGAAGCCAAGGGTGACGAGGCCGCGAAAACCGGCGAAGAGCAGGCCGTCGAATACGACCTGTCGCTGCCGGATGGCTTCGATCTGCAGCCGGAGGTGGGTGACGCGCTGAAGAGCTTCCTCTCCACACACAAGCTGCCGGCCGAGGCAGCGAAAGAACTCACCGCGCTGGGCGTGCAGATGGAGCAGGCCAAGGCGGAGGCGTACCAGAAGACGCGGGATGGCTGGGTCGAGTCGATCAAGTCCGATCAGGAGATCGGCGGTGATGGCCTCGACGCCAATGTGGGTCTGGCAAAGCGAGCGCTCGACACGTTCGGCACGCCGGAACTGAAAAGCCTGCTGGAGGGTTCGGGCTTCGGGGATCACCCCGAAATCGTGCGCGCCTTCTACCGCGTCGGCAAAGCGATCAGCGACGACAAGCTGGTCACCCAACAGGGGAGCGGCCCTGCCGCGCAAGCCAAGTCGCAAGCGCAGCAGATGTTCCCGAGCATGGCAAACCCGTAAGGAGATCAGATCATGGCAGTCCTGAGCATCACGAACCCGACCCTGGCCGATGCCGCCAAGGTCACCGATCCCGACGGCAAGATGAATATCGCCAACATCGTCGACATCCTTGCCCAGACCAACGAAATCCTGGGCGACATGACGTGGGTCGAGGGCAACCTGCCGACCGGTCACCGCACCAGCATCTCGACCGGCATCCCGGCCCCGACGTGGCGCAAGCTCTACGGCGGCGTGCAGCCGAACAAGGCTACGCACGCACAGATCACGGACAACTGCGGCATGCTGGAAGCCTACGCCGAGGTTGACAAGGCGCTGGCCGACCTGAACGGCAACAGCGCGACGTTCCGCCTGATCGAAGATATGCGCCACATCGAGGGCATGTCGCAGGAAATGGCGCAGACCATTTTCTACGGCAACGAAGGCACCGAGGCAGAAGCCTTCACGGGTCTTGCGCCGCGCTTCAATAGTCTGTCCGCACCGAACGCCGACAACATCATCGATGCCGGTGGCACGAGCACGGACAACACCTCCGTGTACCTGGTCGTATGGGGTCAGCAGACCTGTCACGGCATCTACCCGAAGGGTTCGATGGCCGGCCTGCAGTCGCGCGACATGGGCGAGGTCACGATCGAGAACGCCGACGGTGCCGGTGGCCGCATGCAGGCATACCGCTCGCACTACAAGTGGGACGCCGGCCTGTGCGTGAAGGACTGGCGCTACGTCGTGCGTGTTTGCAACATCGATGTGTCCGATCTGCGCGCACTCACCGGCACCCAAGCCGTCGCGGCCGCGACCAACATCCTGAAGGTGATGACCCGCGCTTCCGAGCGCGTGCAATCGATGGGTATTGGCCGGCCGGTCTTCTACGTGAATCGCACCGTGCGCGAGAACCTGCGTATGTCGATCATCGAGAAGATCACGTCGAATCTCGCCTGGGAAACCGTCGCCGGCAAGCGCGTCATGACCTTCGACGACATCCCGGTGCGCCGCGTCGATCAGCTGTTGCTGACCGAAGCCCGCGTCGTCTAAGCCATCACTTCAAGGAGAACGCATCATGTACGTGGATAACACTCTGGAAGTGAGCGACGCCCAGGCGCTGACCGCTTCCGCCGCATCGACCGATGTCGTGGATCTGGGTTCGGATCGCGACATCGGTCAGGGCAAGACGATCTATCTGGTCGTCACCGTGGATGTCGCAGCCGATGGCACGACGGCCGACGAGACCTACACCGTGGCGATCCAGACCGACGACAACTCGGGCTTCTCGTCTGCCACCACGCTGACGACCGTCACCATCCCGCGCGGCACGGCGGCGGGCGCGATGTTCGTCATCCCGATGCCCTACGGAAACGAGCGCTACCTGCGCGCCTACTACACGCTGGGCGGCACCACGCCGACGGTCACCCTGTCCGCGCACTTCACGGATCAGGAGCCGTATTCGTGGCAGGCCTACGCTGACGGCTCGGCGCCGTAACGGGAGATCGTCATGCGCGAGTTCGCAAAGGCTGTGCAGATGGGCTTCTACCGCGGCGGCCGTCGGCGCGAGGGCAGCGTCTTCGAACTGACGCCCGGCGACGAGTGCCCGGCGTGGGCGAGGCCTTGCGCCTCTCCCGTGCCAGCCGACCCCGTGCCGGCTGACGAGGTCCGGGCGCAGCGCGGAAAGCGGGCGCCGGCGGCCAAGGCCGACCCCGTTCCGACTGACCCCGTGCCGGAGCAGTAACCGGCGCGGACATCCACCAACGGGGGCCGCGCGCCCCCGTTTTTCATGGAGCACTGAGCAATGGCTTCGGCTGTCGATATCTGCAATCTGGCGCTGTCGCACATCGGTGACGCGGCGAACGTCTCCAGCATCGACCCGCCTGAGGCGTCGCTGCAGGCCGAGCTTTGCAAGCGCTTCTACCCGGTGGCGCGCGACTTCATTCTGGAGCGGCACACATGGCGGTTCGCCACGAAGCGGCAGGAGCTGGCGATTCTGTCATCGATCACGCTGCCCTCGTGGCAGTACGCCTTCGGCGTGCCGTCCGACATGATCCGCCCGGTCCGGTTGCTGAACACCGACGCTTCTGACGATCAGGAAGGCGAGTCCTTCATCATCGAGATGGTCGGCACCACGCAGGTGCTGTTTGCCAACATCGAGACGCCGCGCATCACCTACATCGCCCGCGTGACCGATACGGCGAAGTTCTCCCCGCTGTTCGTGTCCGCACTGTCCTACCAGCTCGCCGGATATCTGGCCGGGCCGCTCATGAAGGGCGATGCCGGGCGCAAGGAAGCGGTCGCGCTGCGCCGGCTGGCTGAGAACGATCTGGCGCTGGCTGTCACGTCGGATGCGAACTCGCAGGACGCCAAGCCCGAGCACATGCCGACCACGCTGCGCAACCGCGGCGGCTTCGCACCGGACGCGGCACGGGTGCTGCGATGAACCTGCGCACGCTGCTGCGCTCGTTCGCGGGCGGGGAGATCAGCCCGGAGATGTTCGGCCGGCTCGACCTCGACAAATTCCAGACCGGGTTGAAAACCTGCCGCAACTTCATCGTGCTGCCGCACGGGCCGGTGCGCTTTCGCAACGGCACGGGCTTCATCCTGTCGCAGAAGCATGCCGACAAGACCGCGCGCGTGATCGAGTTCGCCTACTCGACCGATCAGACCTACGCGATCGAACTGGGCGACCAGTACATCCGATTCCACACGCAGGGCGGCACGTTGCTGGAAGCGGCGGATGTGGTGACCGGTGTCACGCAGGCGAATCCGGGCGTCGTCACGAGCGTCGCGCACGGGTTTTCCAACGGCGACACGATCTATCTGTCGGACTTCACGGGTGGCATGACCGAGTTGAACGGGCGCTACGTGAAGGCGGCGAACGTGACCGCGAACACATTCGATTTACAGGACTTGTTCGGCAACGCTATCGACACCAGCGCGATGTCGGCGTATTCGAGCGGTGGCACGGCGGCGCGGGTCTATGAAATCGCCAGCCCGTACCTGGAGGCCGACCTGCTGGACCTGACCTACGTGCAGTCGGCGGATGTGCTGACCATCACGCACCCGAGCTACGCTCCGCGAGAGTTGCGCCGGCTGTCTGCCGTGTCGTGGTCGCTGACGACGATCTCATTCGTCCCGGTCATCAGCGCGCCGACCGGCATCAACGTGGTGGCGACCGTCGGGGCGGGCGCCGTCACGTACAGCTACGTCGTGACCGCCATCGACGAGGACACGCTGGACGAGTCGGTGGCATCAGCATCCGACAGCATCACGAACAACCTCGCGACCTCGGGCAACAAGAACACGATCAGCTGGTCGGCCGTGTCCGGGGCGCTGCGCTACAACGTGTTCAAGGAGCGCAACGGCCTGTACGGCTACATCGGGCAGACGGACGGCGTGTCATTCGTCGATGAGAACATCACGGCTGACGTCACGCGCACACCTCCAGAGTCGCAGAACCCGTTCTCGGGCGCCAACAATTACCCCGGGTGCGTGAGCTACTTCGAGCAGCGGCGCGTGTTTGCCGGCTCCAACAACGAGCCGCAGACCGCGCGCCTTACCCGGTCGGCGACCGAATCGAACCTCAACTACTCCATCCCCGCGCAGGACAACGACGCCATCACGCTGCGGCTGAAAGCGCGTCAGGTCAATCGCATCCGCCACATCCTGCCGCTGGCTGACTTGATCCTGCTGACCACGAACGGCGAGTGGCGCATCTGGGCGCAGAACTCGGACGCCATCACGCCGGCCAGCGTGTCAGCCCGGCCGCAGGCGTTCAACGGCGCGGGCCTGCCACAACCGGTGCTGACCGGCAGTGCGGCGCTCTACGTGCGCAACCAGTCGGCGCGCATCTACGAGCTGCAATACACGTGGGAGCAGAACAGCTACAAGTCCGACGACGTGTCGATCATGGCCCCGCACATGTTCGACGGCTATTCGATCACCCAGATGGCGCTCACCCGCACGCCCGTTCCCGTGGTCTGGGCGCTGCGCTCCGACGGCGTGCTGCTGGGCATGACCTACATGCCTGCGCAGCGCGTGTGGGCGTGGCATCGACACGACACCGATGGCCTCGTGGAGAGCGTTGCCGGCGTGAGCGAGTCCGGTGCCGACGTGCTCTACATGACGGTCAATCGCACGATCAACGGCGTGACCATGCGCTACGTCGAGCGCATGGAGATTGCGCCACCCTCTGACGTTCTCGACGCCGATGCGCTCATCAGCGCCTTTCACGTCGACGCGGGGCTCACCTACAGCGGCGCGCTCACCGACACGATCACCGGCCTGTGGCATCTGGAGGGCGAGACGGTCAATGTGCTGGCCGACGGTGTGGTGCATCCGCGGCGCGTCGTCACGAATGGCGCCATCACGCTGGCCGAAGAGCACGAGGTGGTGCATGTCGGGCTGCCGATCGTGGGCGATCTGGAGACACTGCCGATGGCGCTGGAAATGGAGGCCTTCGGACAGGGCCGGCAGAAGAACGTGAACAAGGTCTATCTGCGCGTCTATCGCTCGTCCGGCATCAAGGCCGGACCCAGCACGAGCCGGCTTACCGAGTACAAGCAGCGCACGTCCGAGTTGCCTGGCACGCCGCCCGCACTGGTGTCCGACGAGATCGAGATCACCATCGGCGGGGTGTGGCAGTCGGGCGGGCACCTTGCCGTGCGTCAGGACAATCCGCTGCCGCTGACCGTGCTGTCCATGGTGCTGGAGGCGTCCGTTGCCTGAGGCCATCATCCGCGCGGTGCGCCCGGGCGACGTCAAGGAACTAGTCGCCAATCTGCGTGACGCGGACCGGCTGGAAATCATGGGCATGCACACATCCCTCGAGGCTGCGGCGCGATATTCCGTCGAGCGCTCGCGCTACGTGGCGGCGGCTGAATGCGACGGTCGGCTGGTGTGCATATTCGGCGTGGGCAGCATGGGCACGCTGTCCGATACCGGTGTGCCGTGGCTGTTGGGCACGAACGAGATGCGCCACCACAGGCGCGCGGTGCTTGAGAAAAGCCGCGAGTACGTGCCGGCGATGCTGGTGCTCTACCCGGTGCTGCGCAACTACGTCGATGCGCGCTACACCGAAGCGGTGCGCTGGCTCAAATGGCTGGGATTCGATGTGAAGCCCGCGCAGCGGATCGGCCGGCGCGGCGAGTTGTATCACCCGTTCGAAATGAGGGCAGACACCCATGTGTGAGTTGGCAACCATCGCGACCATCGCCTCCATTGCCGGCACCGGCATGCAGGCCATCGGTGCCTACCAGACCGCGCAGTCGCAGAAGGCGTCCTATGCCTATCAGTCGCGCGTCTCCGAGAACAACGCGAAGATCGGCGAATGGCAGGCGCAGGACGCCATGAAGCGCGGCGAGCGGGCCGAGATCGACCAGCGGCGAAAGACGGCGCAACTGAAAGGCGCGCAGACGGCGAGCCTTGCGGCGCGTGGCCTGGACATCGGCACCGGCAGCGCGCTCAACATCCTGAGCGACACCGACTACCTGGGCGAGATCGACGCGCTGACTATCCGTGACAACAGCCGGCGCGAGGCGTGGGGTATCCGGCAGGGCGCGCAGAACGACACGAACAACGCCGGCGTGCTGCGCGGCGCAGGCAACGCAATCAGCCCGATCGGCGCGGGCGCGACGTCTCTGCTGACCGGTGCGGGGCAGGTTGCGAAGCAGTGGTACTACCTGAAGGACAAGGACAAGAACTGACATGGCCACAATCCCAACCTACCCGGCGGGCGGCGCCGTCAATGCTGCACCCCTGCCGAACGCGCGACAGTCCTCCATCGCCTCACCCGCACTGTTCGCGGGTCAGCGGCTCGCCGAGCAGGCCGGAGAAGGGCTTGCGATTGGGGGTGCGGTGCTGGGCAACATCCAGCTCCGGATGCAGGAGCGCGCGGACATGGATGCCGTTGTGCGCGCCGAATCCGAGCTGATCAACAAGGTCACGGACTTCTCGCTCAAGGCGCGCGAGCGGCGCGGTCAGAACGCATACGGGCTGACGGACGAGGCGACGAAGTGGTTCGAGGAAGAATCGCGCCGCATGGCCGACGGTCTGGGCAACGACACGCAGCGGCGCGCCTTCCAGAACATCGCGCTGCGCAGGCAGTCGTCGTTCCGCACCGGCGTGGCCGAACTGGAGCTGGGTGAGCGCAACAAGTCGCTGTCCGAGAGCATGCAGGCGGCGCGCGAGGCGGGCGTGAGCGCGGTCGCAGCGGACCCGCGCGTGGCGGATGCCGAGCGCGATCGGCTGATGAAGAACATCGACTCGGAGGCTGCGCTGCGCGGCTGGACGCCGGAGATCACTGCCCGCGCGCGCACCGAGAACCTGACCAAGCTGCACACCGCCGCAATCGGCAATCTGGTCGAGCAGAACCCCGAGGATGCCAAGGCCTACTACTACAAGCACCGCGAAGAGATCGACGGCGCCGTGCAGCAGAAGATCACGAAGTTGCTCGACACCGCAGGGCGGGAAGCGAAGGTGCAGGGCGTGGCCGACGAGATCGAGCGCATGGGCCTGGATGATGAGGCCGCGATCAAGTTCATTCAGGAGAACCACGCCGGAGACGACGAGAAGGCCATCAAGCAGGAATGGCGCACGCGCCGCGCTGACCGCAACGCGGCCGACATGATGCAAAAGAAGGAAGTCGAGAGCGAGGCGTGGAAGGTCATCGCCGGGGGCGGTGGTCAGAAGCAGATCCCGGTCAAGCTCTGGAACGAACTTGACGGGCAGACGCAGACGCAGATCAAGGACTACCTCTACCAGCGCGCCAAGCGCGCCGAGTCCGATGCCCAGGGCAAGGCCATGAAGACCGACATCACGGCCTATGCGCTGCTGCGCGACGCGGTCACGGCCAACCCGGAGATGGAGACCGGCAAGTTGCTGGCGATGCCGGAGTTCTCGCGCCTGTCCAGTGGCGACCAGCAGGAGGTGCTCAAGTTTCGGGACTCGCTGCGCAAGGACGAGAAGAAGATCACCGAGGTCCGCACTGCCGACAACCAGATCACGAACACGGTGGGCCTGATGGAACTGAAGGGCGAGGCTGCGGCGGCGTTCAAGATCGGCGCGCTGCGCGAAATCGATGCCGAGGCTGCCGCACGGGGCAAGGCGCTCGGCGCCGACGAGCGGCAGAAGATCATCGACCGCATGCTGGTCGAAGGTGACGTCAATGGCGCATGGCCCGGAGGGGGTCGGCGCTGGTACGAGGTCGCCGGCACGCCGCAGGCCGAAGAGTTTCGCGCCGAAGTGCCGGACAGCGAGCGGGGCAAGATCGTCGAGGCGCTGCGCCGCGCGAACAAGGAAGTCACCGAAGAAGCCGTGCAATCCCTCTACCGGAAGAAGGTGGGACTTTGAACGAATACGATGACCTGCTCGCCGCGGGCGATGCGCGCGGGAGTCTGACCGCTGCCGCCGGCCACAACCCCGACGAATACGCCCGCGCCCGGCGCGCATCCGAACAGACCGGCCTGCCGCTGGCTGTGAGCTTGCGCAACCTGCCGGCTGTCGAGCAGAAAGTGAAGCTCAACGAGTACGACCAGATGATGCAGACGGCGCCCGCTGTCGCGCGCCAGATGCGCAACCCTGACGTGGCCGGCGTGGCGCAGGACGACATTCCGCGTCTGGCGCAGATCGAGCAGTTGATGCGGGATGACTTCATGCGCCCGCAGTCAAGCACCGACGTCGTGAACAACATCATCAAGCCGCGGCCGTTTGTGTTCGGGCCGATCGCCAAACCGCCCGCGACAGCCGCCAACATCGCTACCGGTCTGGCCGCTGACGCCGGGCAGACGTTGAACCGGTTCCGCCAAGGCGTGCGCCTGCGGTTCGCCGACGCGCTTGGGCTGGACGACATGCGCGACGAGCAGATCCGTCAGCGGCGTGAGATGGACTTCGCCAGCGAGGTCACGACACCCGAGTTCGACAGCAGCACCGCGTCGGGCATCTACAGCGGCGCACAGTCGCTGATCCGTGCCGTGCCGGGCATCGCTGCCGGTGTGGCAACGCGCAACCCCTACGCCGGTCTTGCTGTCATCGGCGCACAGACTGAGACGGATGCGTATGCCAAGTATCGCGAACGCGGCGCAACCCCAGGTCAGGCAACTATTGGGTCGGTCGGCGAAGCGGCGGTCGAGGTCGGTACCGAGATGCTGCCGATGGGCTTCCTCGTGAATCGACTGGGCAAGGCCGGTGCTGGTGAGTTCCTGTCCGGCCTCTTGCTGCGCGAGATCCCCGGCGAGCAGATCGCAACGCTTGTGCAGGACGCCATCGACACCGCCGTCGCAAACCCCGGAAAGACGTGGGCCGAGTACCGCGCCGAGCGACCAGACGCCGCCTATCAGACGCTGGTGGCGACCGTCACGATGGCCGGCGCCATGGGTGGCATCAACGTCGTCGCGAACCGGCTGGCCGGCGAGCAGGAACAGGCCGGCACCACGGATCAAGCGGCCAAGGCCATGCAGCGCCTATTCGAGGTCGCATCCGAATCCACGCTGCGCACGCGCGAGCCGGCGACCTTCGCCCAGATGGTGCAGGCCGCCGCCGAGGAAACCGGGCAGGCGCCGACCGAAGTGTTTGTCGATGGCCGCATGCTGGCTGACGCCTTCGCGCAGTCGGGCATCGATCCGGCGCAGGCCATGCCGGCCATCGCGGGCCAACTGCAGGACGCCATTGCGCAGGGTCACGACGTGGCGATCCCCATCGGCGAGTTGGCCGCGGCGCTCCCGGGTACGGGCATGGAGCAGTCGCTGCTGGAGAACATCCGCTTCCAGGCCGACGGCCCGACCGTTGCCGAGGCGCGTGAGTTCGAGTCGAAGGCTGGCGAGATGCTGCGCACCGAAGCCGATCGGATCATCGGCGAGCAGCAGGATGAGACGGCAGCCGGTGCACAGGCGCAGACCGTGTTCGATGGCGTGCTCGGCCAGTTGAACGCCGCGAATCGCTTCACGCCGGACGTGAATCAGGCCTACGCCACGCTGGTGCGCGACTACTTCACCACGATGGCCGCGCGCATGGGCACGACGCCGGATGCGCTGTACGAGCGGTTCCCGCTGTCGGTGTCGGCGCAAGGGGTGGGGGGCGGCATCGCGCTGGATCAGGGTGATGTGCCGGTGACCGGTGGCGCGGGTCTTGATGCCGTTCGCCAGCAGTGGCAGAGCCAAGGCATCGACTTCGCAATCTCGGAATCGCCGGATCGAATCACGGTTTCCAAGATCGTTGTGCCGGAAGGCTCGCGCGGGCAGGGCGCCGGAACACGCGCCATGCAGCAGCTGATCGATCAGGCTGATGCGGCCGGCAAGGCCATCGTGCTGTCGCCGTCGGCTGACTTCGGCGGCGACAAGAAACGGCTCACCGCGTTCTACAAGAAGCTGGGTTTCAAGGAAAACAAAGGTCGCAACCGGGCGTTTTCGACGACAGAGAGCATGTATCGCGAGGCGCCCGGGAAGCCGCTATATCAGTCGCCCACATCCGCCCCCGTGTCCATCGAGGTCGATGGCGTGATCCGCCCGGCCACGAACAGCAACGGGCAGCGCATCGCACAGACCGAGGAAGGGCTGCGCAACTTCTGGCGCTGGTTCGGCGACAGCAAGGTGGTCGATGCCGACGGGCGGCCGTTGGTGGTGTATCACGGGACGGGGGAGAAGTTTTCCAGGATTAACCTCAAGAAAGGCGCGCAAGGCCTTTTCTGGTTCGCGTCTGACAGGTCCGCGATTGAGGCTGGGGAAGTCGGAGCCTCCGGCAATGGCTTCATCATGGAGCTATACGCCAAGATCGAAAACCCGGCCGACTGGAAACAGTACGACCAGCTCATGCTTGACGAGTTTAAGTCACGCGGGCTTGACGGCGCGGTACTGCCGGAAAAAGACGGGGCGATGACCGGGTTCATCATAAACAGGCCCACTCAGATCAAATCCGCCACCGGCAACCGCGGCACGTTCGACCCAGCCGACGCAAGCATCCTGAAACAGGGCGCTCGCGGCGCCTTCGACCCGTCGTCACTGAACATCGCGCTGCTGGAGAACGCCGACCTCTCGACATTCCTGCACGAAGCCGGTCACGCCTTCCTCGAAATGACGGCCACGATGGCCGCGCAGCCGGAAGCACCCGAACAGGTGCAGCAGGACATGCGCACGCTGCTGGACTGGATGGGCTTTAGAGGCGGCGCTGCCGAATGGCTGGCGCAACCGGTCGATGTGCGACGCGCCGGCCACGAGAAGTTCGCCGAGTCGTTCGAGCAGTACCTGTTCGAAGGCACGGCGCCGACGATCGAACTGCAGGCGCTGTTCTCCCGCTTCCGGGCGTGGCTGAAATCCGTCTATCGCAGCCTGGAGCAGTTCCTGCGTGGCGCGCAGAACGCCGGCCTCTCGCCCGAGGTGCGCGCGGTGATGGACCGCATGATCGCGACCGACGAGGCCATCGCCGAGACGCAGAAGGCGCGCGCAATGGTGCCGCTTTTCAAGACCATCGAGGACGCGCAGGCGGCCGGCATGAGTGCCGAGGAGTTCGACGAGTACGCGCGCGGCGCACTCAACGCACAGGAATCCGCGAAGGACGCGCTGCAGTTGCGCGGCATGCGCGACATGAAGTGGCTGTCGAACGCGCGCAGCAAGGTGATGAAGGCGCTGCAGAAGGGCGCGGCCGAGCAGCGCAAAGCCGTGCGTGCTGAGGTCGAGGCCGAGGTTGCGCGCGAACCGGTCTATGTGGCCCGTGCGTTCATTGCACGCGGCGAGTTGCCGGAGCGCGACCTGTCCAACGCCGAACGGCGCACGATTGACGCGGCGGCCGGCATGTCGACCAAGCTCTCACTGCCGGCGCTGAAAGAGATGTACGGCGAGGATCCTGCCGCGCCGTGGCGATACCTGCCGGTCGGCAAGAACGGGCTCGCGGCGACCGAGGGCATGCACCCGGACGAGGTGGCGCGCATCGTCAATATCGTGCTGGGCGTGCCGCGCTATCAGTCGGGCGACCAGATGGTTCGCGAGTTGCTGGCCGCACCTGCGATGCGCGAGGTCATCGAGGAGCGCACCGACCAGACGATGCTCGAGCGCTACGGCGACATCACGGGCCCCGAGGCGCTCGCGCGTGCCGCGGACGAGGCGGTGCATAGCGAAGCGCGGGCGAAGATGATCTCCACCGAACTGGCTGCCATCCGGGGCATGATGCCGCAGCGCAATCTGCTGCTGCGCGCGATCCGCCAAGCCGTCGATGCGGCGATTGCCTCACGCCGTGTGCGCGACATGAAGCCGGCGCAATTCGCGGCAGCCGAGGCGCGAGCCGGGCGCGATGCCGAGAAGTCGCTGGCGGCCGGCGACACCGAACGGGCTGCGCAGGCCAAGCAGGACCAGTTGTTCAACAACGTGGCCACGAAGGCCGCGTATGAAGCGCAGGCTGAGATCGAAAGCGCTGTGCGCTACTTCAACCGGATGGTCAGCCCGCGCATCCGCAAGAGCATCGACCCCGACTACGCCGACCAGATCGACGCCATGCTGGAGCGCTTCGACTTGCGCAAGGGTGTCACGCTGCGCGCCATTGAGCGGCGCAAGAGCCTGGCCGCGTGGATCGAGTCAATGCGCGAGCAGGGCATCGAGCCGCAGCTGGACGAGCGGCTGGAGAACGAGGCGTTCCGCAAGTCCTACAAGGACATGTCGATGGAGGAGTTGCGCGGCCTCGTGGATGCGGTCAAGCAGATCGAGCATCTGGGTCGGCTGAAATCGAAGTTGCTGACGGCGCGCGATCAACGCGACTTCCGCGCTGCGGTCGATGCAGCAGCGACCAGCATCCGGGACAACGCGCGCCAGACGCTGCCTGACCGGGTGGAGTCGAACACCTTCGGCGCCAAGTTCGGCAAGGGCGTGCGCCAGTTTTTCGCGATGCACCGCAAGCTCGCGAGCGTCGTGCGCGAGATGGACGGCATCAAGGACGGTGGCGTGCTCTGGGATCTGTTCGTGCGCCCGATGAACGAGCGCGGCGACGCCGAATCAGTCATGCCGAGCAGGTCACGATGGCGCTGTTCGACCTGTACAAGCCCATCCTTGAGGCTGGTCGCCTGCGCCAGAAGATGGTCGTACCCGGCACCGGCATCAGCCTGTCGCGCGAAGGGCGCCTGGCGATCGCTCTCAACTGGGGCAACGAGACAAACCGGCGCCGGGTGATGGAGGGTGACGGCTGGAACCAGTACCAGGCCGAACGCATCCTGTCGTCACTCACGCGCGAGGAATGGCAGTTCGTCGAAGGCGTGTGGGAATACATCGACAGCTTCTGGCCGCAGATCGCCGAGAAGGAACGTCGCGTCACCGGCAGCGCGCCTGAGAAGGTCGCAGCGGCCCCGTTCTCCGTGACGCTTGCCGACGGCACCACGATCAACCTGCGCGGCGGCTACTACCCGATCAAGTACGACGCCGACCGTTCTACGCGCAGCATGGCCGACGAAGCGGCCGAGGTGGTCAAGCAGCAACTGCAGGGCGGGTACGCGCGCGCCACCACACGCAGGGGTCACACGAAGGCGCGAACAGAATCAGTGAATCGGCCGGTGCGCAAGGACTTGAACGTCATCACCGACCATCTGGCGCAGGTCACGCATGACCTGGCGTGGCACGAGTGGTTGATCGACGCGAACCGGCTGATCAACGCCGCACCGATCGACACGGCCATGCGCGAGCACTACGGCCCCGAGTTCGTGAAGCTGATGCGCGACGCAATCCGCGACATCGCCGTCGGCGAGCCGCCTGCACAGAACGTGTTCGAACGCGGCATCAACCATCTGCGTGTGGGTGCCACCATCGCCGGACTGGGCTGGAACCTGATGACCTCGCTCATGCAGCCACTGGGTCTCACGCAGTCGATCGTGCGGATCGGGGCCAAGCACGTCGGGCGCGGGATGATGGACCTGTTCGGTGAGCCGGCGAAGATGAACCAGAAGGTCGCGTGGGTTTATGAACAGTCGGACTTTATGCGCCTGCGCGGCAAGACGATGCAGCGCGAGATCAACGAAATCCGCAACACGATATCCGCGTCCGGCTTCGACTGGCTGGCCGACACGCTGCCCAAGACGGAAGCCGCTCGACGCACTGTTGCCGACAGCTACTTCATGTTCATCGCGTGGGCGCAGCGCACCGTCGATCTGCCGACCTGGCTGGGTGCGTACCACAAGGCACTGGACGGTGGAGAGCAGCACGACCGCGCAGTGTCGCTGGCCGACCAGGCGGTGGTTGATTCGCAGGGCGGCGGCATGGTGAAAGACTTGGCCGGCATCCAGCGCGGCAGTCCGATGTTGAAGCTCTGGACGAACTTCTACTCATTCTTCAATACGACCTACAACCTGAGCATCGAGTCGGCAAAGCGCACCGACTTCTCGCAGCCGTCGGACGTGGCGCGGCTCGCGATGGATTACCTGCTGCTCTACACCGTGCCGACCGTGATCATCACCCTGATGAAGACCGCACTCACCGGCGATGACGATGACTGGGAGCCGGAAAAGCTGGCCGACAAGCTTGCGCGCGAGCAACTGAACTCCGTGTTCGGCACCGTCGTGGGCGCGCGCGAATTGGCTGCAGCGTTTCAGGGTTACACCGGCTACAGCGGCCCAGCGGGCACGCGCTTCTTCGCCGAGTTCGCGCGACTGGGCAAGCAGCTTGAACAGGGCGAGCCTGACGGCGCGTTCTTCAAGGCGCTGAACAACTCGGCCGGTGTGCTGCTGCACTACCCGTCGGGCGCGGTCAATCGCGCGGTGTCGGGTGTCATGGCAATCAGCGAAGGCGAGGTCGAGGGCGTGGGCATGCTGACCGCTCCGCTGTTCGGGCCACCGAGGAAGCAGTGACGCCGATGCACACATCACAAGGCTGACCGACTGGATCATGCGCCGCACCACACGAGGGTATGCGCATGGTCCCCAACACCCCGCGAATCGCTGGTCCGTACGACGGCAACGGTTCCGCAACGTCATTCCCGTTCGCTTTCAAAGTCTTCACGCGGTCTGATCTGCAGATCGTGCGGCTCAGTGCGCTCGACGTCGAATCGACGCTGGTGCTCGACAGCGACTACACCGTTGCGCTCAACGCCGACCAAGATGCGAACCCCGGCGGCACGGTGACCTACCCGATCAGCGGCTCACCGCTGGCAACCGGCGAGCGCCTGACGATTCGCGGCGCGCTGGAGATCGAGCAGCAGACAGACCTCACGAACCAGGGCGGCTTCTACCCGCAGACGTACGAAGATGCGCTGGACCGGTTGACCATGCTGGTCGCGCAAGTCAGCGAAGAGAACGACCGCGCGGTACGCGTCCCGGTGTCGTTGGCTGACGTCGATACCGCACTGCCGATCCCCGTGGCCGGCGCTGCGCTGGTCTGGAATGAGGATGGCACAGCGATCGTGAATGGCGTGCCGACGGAAAGCCTCGTCGCGCTCTCGG